CAGTCATTTAACTCATATTTAAAGTATGGTTTGGGCGGGCTAGATTCTAAAGAACGCCGATCCATGACCGCAGGTTCTGCGACTAATGGAGGAGCTTTAGTCTCCGAATCTTTCGAAGACGTAATAATGAGCGCCATTGAAGGCGCTAATCCAATGCGTAGATTTTGCAATGTTATAAAATCTCCAACCAAAGTTAAATTGCCTTATTCAACAGATAATCAAGCAGTTGAACTTGTAGCCGAGGAAGGTGCTTTTAGTGCGGTTCAGCCGACAAGTACATTCTTTGAAACGGTAGGTTTTAAAATAGGTTGTAGAGTAGACGCTTCTGTGGAAATGGTTCAAGATTATCCAGACTTAGAAAATTATATAGCTCAAAGTGCCGCCTTACAATTAGGGCTAAAAGAGAGTGATTATATTTGGTACGGTACTGGTTCAGGTCAACCAAAAGGTATTACTGCTGAAACTGTTGCAAATACTCATACTGCTTCAAATGTTCATTTAAAAGAATTAATGTATGCTATTGAGCAAAACGGTTTCCAAGATTATAACATTCCTAGTGAGTGTGTAGCATTTATTAATAATAAATCACTACCTAAATCATTTACTACTTCTACTAGTTTTGATGAAATTGTTTTCCAAAACGCAAGTGGTAGAGAAGGAATAGATGCTTATTTTGCATATGTACCACTAGTAGCAACTACTGGTCTAAAACCTTCTGGAACTACTGATAACTTTTGGGCGAGCTATGGAAACTGGCGTAGAGCTTTTTGTATCACAGATATTGGTGACATTGTTATAAAGAGAGATTCTGAGTCACAAGCCGCGAACGGCTTAGTTAATTTTTACGTTTGGAAACGGTTTGATTGTAAATTAATCAATGCCGCCGCCATAACACTCAATAAAAAATCTGCATAATAAAGGATAATTTAAAATGCAATTAAAAACTATTTTAGAAGAACGAGCAAGTGTAGTTGAGGACATGAAAACTGTCGTCAATTTAGCCATGAGCGAAAATCGTTCTATGACATCGGAGGAACAAGAGTCCTACGATAAAATGAATAATCGTGTTTCTGAACTTACTGAGATGAAACGAAGTGCTGAAAACTTAAAAAATCTACAAAGTGACATCGCACAAGATGGCATAGAGTTTAGAACTACTGGTGCTGAATTTGAAAGTGCCAAAAAAGAAGTAGAAGATAAGGAAGAAAGATCAGCACAAATTTTTGAAAAATATTTGCGTAAAGGCAAAGAAGGTTTAATGCCTGAAGAAATTCGTCAAATGCAAACTGATGAATCTTCAAAAGGTCAAGCATTTGTCACTACTACATTTTCAGATACTTTCGTAAAAACACGAAATCAGTTTAATGTTATGCGTCAACTTGCTACTGTATATCCTTTAGGAGCAACTAACCACGAAATAGCAGTTGAAACAGGTTTGCCAATAGCAAACTGGACTGCTGAAGGTGGAGCAATTAGTGCATCAGAACCTACAAGTAGGAAAGTTACATTATCTCCACACAAGTTAACTTGTATGGTTAAAGTTTCTGACGAACTTTTAGCTGATTCTCGTTTCCCAATTGAAACAATGCTCGCAGAGCAAATGGGTCGAGCTATGGCTAATGCTGAGGAATTAGCAATGGTCGATGGCAGTACAAGTGAGACCACTAAACCAATGGGTCTTACTCGAAGTGCCACAAATATGAGTGCTTGTGCAACATTAGGTGTTATAACTCGTGATGAATTAATGAACACTTTCTATGCATTACCAAGACAATACAGAGAACAGGCTACTTGGCTTCTATCTGATGACGCATTAAAAGTAATTCGTAAAATGGTTACAGAAGATGGCGGTTCTGCTAAAGGTAATACTATTTGGGTTCCCGGTCTTAGAGAAGGCGAACCAGATACACTACTAGGTAGACCAGTCCGAACATCTGGTTCAGCAGCAGTAACAAGTGTTGTTGACGGTCGCCCAGGTGGTATCTATGATATGAGTTATTACAATATTGGTGATCGTTTAGGTTTTGAAGTGAAACGACTAACAGAACTTTACGCCGCCAATGGATTCCAAGCGTTTCTTGCTACTATCAGAGTCGATGGCGATTTCCTAGTCGCTGACGCAGGACGAAGTATATTGAACGCTTCTTCATAATTTAGCTCCTTTCTAAAAGTGGGGTTGGAGGTTAGTGCAGAGGCTACCTCCAATCCTCTTTAGGAGATAAGGTGTATATGAGAATTAAACTTTTAGAAAATTTAGAAATATTAAACAAACTTTATTTAAAAGAATCTGTAATAGAAGTAGAGATGGAAAGAGGAAAGGAACTTTTAAAAAATAAAAAAGCAATAGTTGAAAGAGTTCCTGTAGAAAGAGCAACAATAGGTAATTGGGAGAAAAGATAATGCCAACTAAAGTAATAACACCAGCAACCAATGAACCTATTTCCACAGCAGAAGCAAAAGAATATTTAAGAGTCACGCATAGCGATGACGATACTCTTATCGGAAGATTAATTACTGGTGCAAGACAGTATGTAGAAAGTCAGTCAAAACTGACTTTAAACAAAACAGTATTTGCGGATTATTTACAAGATTTTCCAGAAGAACACGTTTTGGAAAAAGCGCCATTCTTTAGTGGTGAGGTTTCTGACTTGTCAACAGCAGTTACTATTACTTATACAAACACAAGTGCTGGAACAACAACATTAGCAACTTCTTTATACCAAGTGGATAGAAACGATCCACCTACAATAGTTTTTGATGGTGTTATGCCTAGTGACATTGACGAAGAAATTTTTGATAATGTAAAAATACAATATTCCGCAGGTTATGGAATAGCGGGTTCAACGGTTCCCGAAGCATTAAGAACCGCAGTTATGCTAATGGTGTCTCATTTTTATGATCTAAGATCGCCAGTTGTTCCAATGCAAATGCACGAAGTGCCTATTGGTGTAAGAAATATTTTAGATTCATTTGGTCGAAGGGTTATTAGATGATTCAGTCTGGTCGTTTACGAGAAAAAGCAACATTGGTTAATTTTTCAACAAGTACGATTAACGAATGGGGCGATCAAGTCAATGGGTCAAAAACCACTACGACTGTTTGGTGTAATGTCAAACCAGAAGTAGGTAAAGAAATAAATGACGCAGAAAGTAAACGATATTCCCAAAGGGCAAAATTTATTTTCAGATATCCTGATTCGGGAACTACTATAAATAACCAGACCAGTATTACTTGGGACAGTAGAGCTTGGCAAATAATAGGGTTCCAAGACCCAAATGGTTTAAAAGCGGAATTGCATGTATTAGCGGAGACAAGTGATAATGAGTAAAGCTATTCTTCCAATCATTGCTAGATTAAAAACAAACGCAACTATTCAAAGCCAAACTTCTTATACAGAAGGAGGCACTACTTACTATAGAATTTTTGGAGGTACTAGACCACAGCAGATATTAGCTTTACCTGCTATCGTTGTTTCCGAGGTTAGTGAGTTAGGGTTTCAAGAGTTAAGCGGTACGACAGCACCTACTCAGAGTAAGATAGAAGTAATTACTTTGTGTGGTACATACGAAGCAAGTAAAACTGTATCCAATGCTATAAGGACTGTATTGGAAAATTCTTCCTACACAACTAGTTCGATAACAATATCAAAGGCGAGGCTCTCAGCCTCGACTGATACTATTTACGATGAAAAAGAAGGACAAAGAACACCTACTTTTGGAGTAGTTCAAATTTTTAATGTATTAATGGCGAGTGCGGTTTAATGGGATTGTCAAAAAAACAACTTGTAGACGCTATTAAAAGTAGAGCAAAAGGCGATAATCTTGGTGTTTCTAAATTTGAAAAAAGACTTAAAAGGAAATTTTTAGAGGCAAGTGTAAAGGTATTGGACGAAATTGCTGATGAATATTCTGTAAGGGTTAAGGCTACTGGATTTAGACGAACTGGAGATATGACTAGAAATTCTCATATTTTTGGGCATGAATTAGTATTTGAATCCGCTAATGAGTTTGTTATTAAGTACGGCTTAAATGTAGGCTCAGAAGCAAATATGCACTGGAGATTAGGTGGCTGGAAATGGAACTTTTTTGAGTTTAAGTCACCTAATAATAAGAATATTCCAATACTGGATATCGTTTTAGATGGTTTAAGTGATAGAATAAAAGCGCAATTTAAAATTGCTTAAGTAAAAAGGGGTTTGAAAAATGGGTTACTATGTAGGGTCTAGAACAGAACTAGGAGTTACTTCAAAATTTGGCACAGGTTCCGATGTAGGAGTTGCCATTAACTCTATTGTCGATATGTCTGTTAGTGGTGGCGAAACAACTGAAATAGATATTACCGCAAATGGTGATACAGGAATGAAAAAGTTCAGACGAGGTGGTACAACTGACGGTGGTACATGTACAGTAGGTATTTTAGAAACATTACCTTCTGACGCTTCCTTGCCCGGTGGTATAACAACTTTCTACCAACTGTTTGACAAAATGAGAACAGAAGCAGAAAGAGGAGTTTTTGTTTTTACTTTTAAAGACGATGAAACAAATACTGAAACAGTAACTTTTAAAGCGTTTGTATCAAAAATAGAATACGCTGACATGAATCCAGATGGTCTGGTTCGTATCAATGTAGACTTTCGTGTTTGTGGCGCTGCCAGCTAAAGGGGTAAAAAAAAATGACTTGGAAAGCTTTTGGAAACGACGTACAACTAAAATACCAAGCCGCCGTAGGATGTTCGGGAGCTGTGGATACAACTTTAGGAGGAATTAGAAGCCTTACTTTTGGAGGTGGTACTACTGGTGAAATAAATGCAACTACTTTTGGAGCTACCGAAGGTTCTTTGCAGGAATATTTTCCTGCCAAAACTTACGATGGTGGTACTGTTGAAATAACTTGTTTTTTCCAAAGTGGTACAACCGATCCGACTACATTGTTAAGGACTGATATATTGGCTGGAAATTATAGACTTTTCCAAATAAATATACAAGCTGATACTGATGCAGATGGTGCAAATGACTTAGAAGTGGCACAATCATTAGATTTTTGTGCATTTCCTAAAAGTATTTCGATAACTCCTGACATAGAAGGGCTAGTTGAGGCTACAATTACCTTAAAGGTAACTAATAATTAATGAGTAGTTTAAATAAAAATCAAATCTTTCAAATAAAAGATTCGCAAGTGGAAAAAGTGGATGTTCCTGAATGGGGCGAAGGTGCTTATGTATACATTCGACAGATGAGTGCTGGTGCTAGAGATCGTTTTGAAACCGCCGCTTTAAGATCAAGACTAAATGACGATCCTTCGAAGGCAGATACCAAAGGCTTAAGGTCTTTAATGGTTATGTTAACTGTATGCGATGAGCATGGAGTATTGCTTTTTGATCATCGTAAAGATGGAGCAGAGCTTGAGAAAAAAAGTGCAACTGCTCTTGATCGTATAGTCCAAAGGGCTCAAGATTTTAATGGCATGAGTCCGCAAAGCGTTGAGCAAGAAGTAAAAAACTAAAAACGCTACCAACTAGGCGATTCTTATTTGTACTTGCAGGGCATTTGGGAAAAACGGTAGCCGAACTACATCAAGAATTAACAAGCCTAGAACTAACTCAATGGATGGCGTTTTATACACAAAGTCCTTTTGAAAGTGAAGGGCATAGAGCCGATATGAGACAGGCGGTAACAACCGCCGCTATATCTGCTTTTGCTGGTGGCGACCCTAATCCTGAAAAATATATGCCTAAATATGGAAAAGACCCTAAGGATGGCATGATACAGAATGTAAAATCATTTATGAACAAAATGAGGAATATTAAAAATGGCTGAAAATATGAAATTTAACCTCGAGTTGGATACTGGAGGTTTTGTTGCAGGGATTCAGGCGGCAGGTGCGGCGGCAATGAACTTAGGAAGTTCTGTTAGGGCTTCTTTAGCTGGCATTGGTGCAAGTGGTTTAGTAGGCGCAAGTTTAGTACAACAACAAACTCAAAAATTAAGTAGTGGTTTTGTTGCTGTTTTAAAAGTAGCACAAAGGTTAACGCCTTCGATGAACAGGCTGGCAAATTTATCTTATGGATTCGCCGCCAGTATGGAAAGAAATAAATTAGTAGTAGGTGAATTATTAGATAGGCTTGAAAATTCACTTACGAACATGAAAGAAGGATTCGAGCAAATAATTTCAGCATTTTCATCTATTGAAAAAGAAAGTAATAAGATAAAAGAAATATGGTCAAAATCTGTAAAGATTTTAGAGTTTGGTGCCACTACTACAAGAAATAAATGGCTTGCAACTTTTATTAATATTGCAAAATTTGCGGCGAGTAAATTCTTTTTTGTTGGTCAAATTGCAGTTAAAGTATTTCAAACTGCTGGCATTGTTATTTTTAGTGTAACAAAAAGAGCCCTTAGTTTAGTAACTGGACTTATTAAAGGTTTAGCCATACCAATTTTATCTTTGGCAAGTACCATCGGTCAATTAGCGGTTATTGGTGGTCGTATGTTTTTTAGAGGTTTTGTAAATGTAATTAAAAAGATTGCTAGATTTATGAGAGGTTCTTTTACAAGTGCATTTACTGTTGTAATTCCCGCCGCTAGAAAGGCAACCAGTAGCCTCGTAAGAGGCGTTGCTAGTGGTGTTGGTTCTATAGCAAGAGCGCCAATGGGAATAACTACAAAAATATTAGGACTTGTTGCAACTGTTTCAGCAATATCTTATTACATAAGAAAATTAGTAGAAATATTTCAAGGTTCAGAAGGTCTAGCAGAATTTAATAGGGCTATTAGTTATTTAGTATTACAAGTTGTAGGTAGTTTAAAAGCTATAGGAACATTTATTGCAAACGCCTTTGGAGGCGTTAATGTTGGAGGTATATTTCAACAAATACTTGCTTTTATAATAAGAGTAGGCGATGCAATTAGAGAAAATCTTCCAATGATTGTTTCAAAATTAATAGAGTTTCTTGCTACTACGCTTGAGATTGCTAATGCTATTGTAAATATGGTTTCAGGTGCTATGCAAGGTGACTATAGTGCCATATTAAAATTTTTATCAGACATAGGCGTTCAAGTTTTAAGTTTTATACAACCATTAACACAAATAATATTAGTCCAAGTACAATTTTTAGGAAATTATATAATAAATTGGCTTGAGCAATTATCTGCTAGAATTTTTATGGGCTTGGATAGTTTATTTGCTTATTTAAAAATGCAATTTTTCTACGGAGTAAGTGAAGGAATACATCTTATAAATGATGCTTGGGTTTTTATAAAAGACAAGTTGT